CAAGCGCCCTGATCGAGTAGCTCGTGCCAAGCCGTTCAAGGTTATCCAGCTTCGGACATGTGCATCCAGGAAGCTCGAAGAAGTGGTGGAACCTGTCATCGAGCGCGAAGTTCCACAGCCTCTGCTGTTCAAACTCGAGAGCCGTAAACATGCGAGCTAGCATGCGAAGCTTCAGTGGTTCACTCTTGACCTGCTCTGCGGCTGTGAAGAGAACGTGCCGAAGCTGATGCGAAGTCACGAGCGCTGCCATGGCTTCATCAGAGACGCCTTGACGCTGTGCGAGACTGCCGTTGAGAACAGTGAGGACCTCGCCGTTAGGTCCGGTCACGGTGTACTTGTTTATTTCGCTCATATGTTTTCCAATCACAAACGGTGTAACCTTCTTGGTAAGCGATGTACTCGGCTGACAATCTCACTCAACTTCAGCGACCGATTGCAGCAGGTTCAGCTGTCGCAGCGGGATCGTCGGCAGTACGTTACGCTGGTACCAACCCTTGATATCCGGCTCCTTGCCGTCCATCTTGTGCATGAGCAAACTAAACAACGGAAGCTTTTCACCAGCGGGACCGAACCGCAGCGCAGCTTCTTTCTTGGTCATATGCATGGCCTGAGCGTAGGTGATGTCGAGCTCGGATTCAATGCCACGGATGTAGCTCACCGTTTGCTCTTCGATTGCAACGATCTCGTCGATGCACACGCCCTCTCCGACCAACATCGCCTTCAGGTCATCCAAGCTCTCGTTGAGCACAGCGCCGACGATGTCACGCTCGCGCAAGAAGGTCATGGCACGGTGCCGCTCGAGGTACCACTTGGTCTTGACCTTGACCATGTTACCGTCTTCAAACTGAACCACCCAGCCTTCGATGTTTTCTTCGGTCTCAGCCAGCTTCAGCAGGATCTCAGCCATGCTGGACGGACAAAACCGAATCACGTCATTCAGCTGACGAGCGGTCGGCGTGGTCTCGACAACCTGCACGCCAAAGGCGCTTGCGGTTAGCTCAAGCTCGCTGAGGTTCAAGTACCGGCCAGTCGAGTTCTCACGGATGTGCAAGAGCTGCAGCTCGTCTTGCTGATACGGCAGCACGATGCGGGCGGTCGGCGATGTCCACTCGAAGATCGCCGTCATGCCTGCTTCAGTGACGCTTTGGCAGAAATCGATGAAGTTCTGACGAGTTTTCATCCAAGCGAGCGCTTGCACAGCAACGTCCGACTTGAAGCTCTTCTTGGACTTCAGGGTGAACGTGTTGAGCTCGAAGGGTGACTCTTGCGGAGTCACCCTGACTGTGTGAATCATCGAGCCGTCACGCTTGTCCATGACGCGGACAACCTTCGTCCAGTCGAGCGCCGCAACTTGCGTGCTCGGCTTCTCGTTCATGTTGAAGAACTTTGTCAATGGACGGGCAACCAACTTGCCCGTCGAATCAAATACAATGCCACGACATTCAAGAGCGTATAGATTATCAAACGTGCTTTCACTAGAAACCACGTAAGAAACAACAGTGTAGCCATTGTCCTGCAACATGTACCGGATTTCCTCTTTTTCGCCAACTTGGGCACGAAAAATCTCAAGATCATTGACGAAGGGAAACGCGGATGCAATGGGATGATAAGTCATTCTCGCTCCAAAAGTATTCGGTTTGCTGATAGAATGATTGTACTACATCCCGCTCAGCAAGTAAACACTTTCTGCAAATTATGGCTTGCTGAAGACCCAGAAGGCCTCGTAGGACTCATTATAGCCAGGCCTGTCATACTCGACCTTCCAGCCTGCATTCTTGTAAACCTGCTCAAAGTCCAACCAATGCCGCTTGAAGAAGTCATCCTTGGTGACATTTGCACCGTCGGCTCGCATGATCGCAAAAGCCTCTTTGAAAACCTCTGCTTGCGTGATTCGAGCAGTATGATTGTCCCACCGTTCTCTCAAGAGCTGATTGACAACGTTCAGCACCGCTTCAGGGATGACGTTATGCTTTTCATGCAGGGCTTCATCAGGAGTAATGACCACGCCTGACTTTGCCTTCGTCTGTGCAACAAGAGGCACAAGGGGCACTGAATAGATGTGCGGCCAACGTTCATGATCCTCTTTTTTGAACGTCACGCTCTGTCCAGGTTTTTTGTTGGTGGGGTCATACCACGCAACAGGCTCTTGATTGCTCATGTGCTCTCCTTATAAGAGGATTTAATAGCAAGGTAAACTAAACTAGACGGGTAGCAGCTTATCGACAATAACCTTTACCTGCTCGATAAGCACGTCAAGGCCTTTGGCCTTGTCATTGACAAGCACGATGTCGGTGTCTGTACGTGAGATGCCAGCCTCTGAGGCGTGCAGGTGCCGCTCGTCCTTGACCACGTCGGGAGCGACGATGTAGATCAGCACAGCATCGTCACGAGACCGAAGCCACTCAGCCTCATTCTCGAAACGCACGTCTGTGATGATTGTGTGCTTGCCTGCTTCGGCGTTCTTAGTAACTTCGAGCTCAGCGCGCTTGATCCAGATGTCCTTACGAAGCATCTCACGGCCAAACTCTGTGCCCAGGAGCTGCATCGCCTTGCGCGGCGCAAAGCCCCAGTATGGGTCTACCTGCTCTTTAAGCGTTCGGTCTTCGATCTGCTGATCAGAGAACCCAAGCATAACCTTAAGAGCGTCTTTGAGCGGCTTTGCAAAAGCATAACGGTTGAACCGTTGAGGCTTGTGCAGCTGGATGATGTTAGCAACTGTGTCTTTGCCGCCGTTAAGAGGGCCGTGAATTCCAATAAGCATGTATATCAGTGATGGAGGAGCAGCGCTACGAGAGAGCTGGCGCCGGCTTTAATGACGGCGAAGAACGAGATAACAGATGACGCAAGACCCCACACGATCATGTATGCGCAGAAGATCGAGCCTGTAAACATACCAAGGATCACCCATAACTCGTCATCTAAACCGAGGTAATCCTGACCGTCATATCTTAGGTGTACATAGCCGCAATAAAGAGCAATACACCCCGTAAGCAGAATAAAAGCGTTGAAGAGTGTGAACAGCATCAGACACCGAACTCAGCAAGCTTTGCGAGCTGATCCTTGTCAAGATTCCAGTCAACAAAGCTAACCGAATTAGGCAGCTCGACAAGATGCTCGATGTCAGCCTGATCACGGCGGTTAAACCTGCCAAGCTTAGATACAATCAACCCTTCACGTGACGCCACCTTGACCCCATCCGACTCGATTGCCGTGTCAAAGATCTTCTTGGCTAAGCCAGCGTCAAGCTTCAGAAATTCAGGATCAAGCACCTCAATCTCAACGTGCGTCTCATTGTGCCTAAAGCAATGCGGCCGCGTGCGCTTAAAACCACTGATAGTGTCCGGCACGTCGCTGGCTGACAAGAACAGAAAGTCGCCGTCCTCAGTATACCTAGCCTTACCGTGATAGCTTAAAGCCAAGCCACCGATCAATACACAATCTTTGACATTGGCTTTTGTCCAGTCACGAAGAGCTTTTAACACAGCCGGGTCAATGGCGCTTTCAGTCAGCGTGCGCTTACCGTCAATGTTGTAGTGGTATCCAAGCTCACGAAGCTCCTTGGTCCGCTCGATAAAGCTCTTGAAGGTTTTCATAGCATGATTATATTTTACTTTTAGCCGCTTTGTAAATATCTTCGGCCTTCACTCGTATCGAGTCCAGTCAATCTTGGTGAACTCGCTTGATGCACCATTACGAATGTCATCTCTGACTTTCATCAAGATTTGACCAAGCCAGTTCGTTCCGCGCCACTGTGCCTTGTCAAAAATGCGTAAATCATGATAATCTAGTCCAACGCCCCACTTGGTGTCAACCGGAGAGGCTTCGATGATAAGCTTGTCACCAGAGCCAAGCAGCGCTTTTTGCATGCTAGGAATTTGCATAAACTTGTTGTAGATACCAACGTAGCTCAAATCCTAGCGATAGGATTCCAAACTGCATCGCTGTAGCCAATGATTGCTCGTCCTAACCGTTTCTGATGACGTGGGTCAACCGACAGCATGATCTGCTCAGCGCTGACAGTATCATTAAACACTTCAGCCTTGATGCGCATCATGTACTGCTCAGCAGTATTGAATTCTAACAGATTCCCAGTAGGAGCCAACTTAGCGGTAAACATTGACCTTGCCCAGTTGGACAAGATTCCGCCCCAGAAATAGATACCGTGCTCTGTTTCCAGTTCCCAATTATTCATGTTGATTTTCATTTACTTTCCCTTCTTAACTTTGACAATCTGCACAGGTGGCTTCAGGTCATCCTTCATATCCAACTCAGTCAAGTCATTGAGATACAGCGTTTGCTTGGTCTGCTGCTCAAAGTACTCAACAAGCTGCTTCAAAACTATGATCTCAGCCAACAGCTTGTCGATGTTATCCTGGGTCAGGTTATAGATTCGGATTTCAAGCAGCTGCTCTACATGCTTGTACCCATCGGCCGTCAGCATCTCTTCGAGCTTGGCTTTGGTCATCTTCGAGATCTTGCCTGACATCCCGTCTTGCAAGTACATCTCGATGAAGCGTACCTTCTCATTTAGCACGTCGAGCTTCTCGCTCAGCTCGACAATCTTTGCAAGGCGCCGATCTTCGTAGCGCTCGAGACGATACTCGATGAAGGCGTCGCAAAGCTCCTCGGGTGTCTTGAAGCACTTGAGCTTGCCTGACGGCAGCCACACCGTGAAGTTCTCGGTGATCTTCGTGGTCAGCTTCAGCTTGCCGATTAGCTCCTCCTCTTCGGCGTAGCCGGTGGCTCTCGGCACGTCGAGCTCAAAGCGAAAGCCATTCACCGTCGAGCCGTTGTCAAAGTCCTTGATGAAGCCAGCGTCCTGCAGCCCGAACAGAATCTCCTTGTAAGAGTCTTGGTACATGTCAATAGGCAGCTCTGTCACGACGAGCTTGGTTGAGGTTTCCTTGACGACAACGCCGGTGACTTGCACCTGACCCGACGGCATCCGCTCGACCTTGCCCTTAAAGCCTCGGAACCAGGGAATGAGCTTGACCTTGGTTGCGCCTGTCTTCAGCTTGTCGATGATGTACTTGCGTAGGTCCTCTGGGTTATACGAGAGGATTCGGCACGCAAAGCCAGTGCCCATGCCCGCAGCGCCGTTGACCAGCACGTTAGGCAGGATCGGCAGGTAGCGCTCAGGCTCGATCTCCTCGCCGTCCTCAACCAAATGCTTGAGAATCAGGTCATCGTCCCGTTTGAAAATCTTACGAAAGCAGGTAGCTATGTCAGTAAAGATGTAGCGAGACGCGCTTGGCGAGTTTCCAAGCCTAGAACCAAACTGGCCTAGTGGCTTGAGGTAATTGAGGTTGTTGGCGCCTGGGTGATCTTGGGCTAGGCCAACAATCGTGGACTCAAGGCTTGCTTCGCCGTGGTGGTAAGCGGCACAATTATGGCTTACAATCTTAGACACACCAATTGTGAAATTATGAACACCTTCAACTGACAGGTCGAAGACCTTCACTGGCGTTTGATAGCTTAGTTTACGGATTGACTTGATTTGCATTTTGCACCATGGTATCTTGCATAATTTCCAATTGTCAATGACATTCTTACTTGACAGTGTCTCCTGAATAAAGCTCATCAATCATCTCTGTGATGGTAGTATTTTTGTTTATCACAGGGAGGTCAATAAGCTCATCATCTGTTGTCAATTCACAAGCTTTCTTCCAACCACTATCTGTAAGAAGCTTATGTCGTGGGGTTACTTTTATCAGCTCACCATTAGCAAGCTCGATTTCAATAAAATCAGTTTCTTCGCCCTTTTCTAGAATGCCGTTGCATTGAGCAATAATCAGCTGACCGGATTTTGGATCAATAGCATCAATTTCAAAACTGGCATTTGGCCCAAGCAGCTCATATAATGTATCAACCCGAATTAGTCGACCAAAAATATTGATTTGTGTATCGGCAGCAACGCATAGAGAAATTTGCGCAGCAAGCTGTGAGACCTTGATGCCGGTCTCAGGGATCGTGCCTGCTTTCTTCAGCGTGCCAAAGATGACTTTTCGTTGGGAGGGCTTGAAGCCGTCAATGAGATCGGGAATGGCCCGAACGTTTGCGTGGACTGAGTAGTCACGAACGGAGGTAGCGAAAAAGTCGGAGACGGTGGTAGTACGCATTTGTATTCTTCTCTGTGTTCATCGATCAAGCTATCGAGTTTCTCTTGATCGATGACAATAAAATATCGGTTGGACCATGCAGCTAAGAGGTAAAGTTTCTCTTTGATAGATTGTATACCAAGTTGAGCTTGAACGCATGCCAACCTATCCGCTTTTATGTCAAGAGCATAAGCAGACTTGGCATCATCTATCCAACTTCTGTGATCACCACGCCAGTCGGTCTAGCAAAACACCAAGCGCTTGGATAAAGCTTTGCATTAGGATTGCCCCCGAAACGCCTGGAACTTACCAACACAACCGGAAATAGGTTTGAATGTAAACATTAGAGGCCCTTTACAGCGTCTAAATAGCCATTGACGTAGGCCAACATGACTTCAGCCGTTGAGTCGCTCCTGATCGTCTTGAACGGCAAGGCGGAGGCATCTGGCATCTCAATGAAAAGCTTATAGTGATATAGCTTCTTGAGCGACCAGATAGGCCACTCGACTTCGGTCTCGATCAGCTGCCAGTTCCGCCTGGTGACCTCACGAAGTTCAGCGAGCGCGTCATTAAGCTTCGGGCAGTGCGTTGGATTGTCGAGCTCCAAGTGCCTGAGGAAAGTCATCTGTAGGCTTGTCATGCTCAGTCCAAAATGATTGTGTCAACGCTCAAATCGAGCCAAACCTTCCGGCGGTCTGACGAGCCATCTTCCTTGCCAAAGACCAGGTTAATGATGTCGCCGTCAGCCTTGCTGGTCACCTCGATCTTCACAAGATGCTTAGGCAAGTCAGAGAGGTACTCTTCAAACTCTTCAGGTGTTGACGTGCCCAGACCCTTGTAGTACTTGAAGTTCTTGACACGAGCCCTGTGAGCAGGATCAGCAAGCCACGCGCTGTACTCATCCTCGGTGTCAAATGCGAGAGGCTCTTTGGCGCCCTTCAGCCAGACCTTGATGATCGGCGTGTAGAAGCGGTATACGATGCCCATGTCAAAGAGCTCAGGCCAAAACTTGTGGAGGTTGCTGATCATCAGGCCTGCAATGTGTGAGCCATCAACGTCCGCGTCTGACGTGATCACAAGGTGACCGTAACGAAGGTCCTTGACCGACTTGACAGGCACGCCGATCTTGAGGCCCATGGCTGCCATGATGTTTGAGAATTCGGTCTCAATCTTCTTGTCAGTGTCCAACCCTAGGAGCTTCTTGAGCGTCACCGAGTTTGCGTTTTGCGGCTTGCCACGAAGAGCAAGTGCGCCCATGATCTTGGCGTCACGCCCTGACACGACAGCTTTGGAGGCCGAGTTATGGCTGATAACGCCGGATGAAAGGGTAAATGATTCGTCATCTGTAACCGTTAAATCGATAGTGTTACATAGCCCCACATCGATGATATCGATTACTTTAACTAGTTGAATTGATTTTAAGTTGATCATGCTGTCTAACAATATCATCGATGGCTGTTTGAAAATCCGATTCAGCTGTGATGATTAAAGGGTTGAATAGCTTACGCTTCTCATCTAACCGTTTAGCATATCCGTCAAAGTAGAACGCAAATGCTAACTCGACATGTAAGTTAATAGCTGGGAAGTAAAAATCACTTCGTCTTGCACTATCTGGATAATAAGCATCATGTTCAAAAATTATTCCTCTTGCATGTTGACGTAGCATGTCAAAGAACCGTGCCTCTACCTTAGAATAGAAGGTATACCCTTCATATTCAAAACGTTTTCCGTAATGCGCAGTTATTTTTCGTACGTGCTGAACATACAGCTCTTTAGCTAGCTCTGTGTCACCGTAACGTCTAACATAGTTATCAAGAGAGCAACTAGTCTTACTTTTCCAAGTTGCTATTCGCTGAGGAGCGTCGTCATGCAAGCGTGACAGATTTTCAACTGTAATGGCTTTATGACGTTGAACTTCTCGCCATAATCGCTCACCGTCAAGTCCATGGCGCTCTTTATATCCTTCTAGTGATCTTGCGTAGTTTTGCTTAGCAATAACACCTTCGCGCTGTTCTAACGTTAAGCCGTCGTAGATGTTTTGACTCTTAGCATACTCTGTATCAGAGCTATGATTGCATCTATAAAAGGGCGTTCTGTTTCGTGCATGAATTAGCGTAAGGGCAGCATCTGTAGTAATTTTTCTGCTCTTAGCGACAAATTCAATAGAATTTGGATTCAGCTTTGAACCTTCACATGCTGAACGTCGACAATAATGCAAATCTGTTTCATACTCTATACCTAAAATCTTTAGTTCGTTTAAACCGACTTGCTCGTATAAGAACTGGTATGAACCGTCGATGCGATCACAAAAACCGCAAGTTCTTACATTGTCAAATTTTTGAAGTAGCTGCTCTATCCAGTCAAGCTTCATTCTACTACATTTGACTTTTAGCGATTGCCTAAGCGAAGCTCGAGTTAAAGGTTTGTTGATATTGATGACATAGCTAGTCTCTGCAATTTTCCACTTCATGACTCTTCCCTGAAGAACAGTCATATTTATAACGGAAGACTATAAGATGCCTGCCAGGATGTAATCGAGCTGCGCTAACCATTTTATATTCTAGATCATGCATATCTAGACAATAAAAAGTATGGCTCGCTGAAGACATGATCGGATCAAACCCAATATCAAGCTCAATTAAACGCGTAAAGATTTTATCATCGCGAGAAGCCACCTTAATAACAGCTACGTGAAATGCGTCAAGCAATGTAGACCTAACCACATTATCACCAAGTGCTAAGCTGCTAGCAGGCTTCCAAGTCAGCTCAATTCCATCATACGTAAGCAGCTTGTGTTCCGGTGAACATCTAATCATAGTATTATTATCAAGCTTAATCTCTAAGAGCTGCTTAACAGCATATGCAATGTTTGTAATAGGCTTATACCTATTTTTGTGAGTTAGTACAAGATCACCTACATGCAGCTCGCCAGCAGGCACGTCCTTAAGAACGCTGTCGTGAATTGTTCTTACTAAGGTTTGATCTTCGATGCAATCGCCCTCTGCGATGAAGAGGTAGCATTCAGCCGGCTTCTTCCCAGCGAGACCTGCGTCCTCGAGCTTGAGAATCCGCTTCGGGTTGACCTTGTCAAGGTCCTTGTTCTTCGCCCTGAGTTCCTCGAGCTCCTTGGCGCGAGCCTTTGCTTCGACCCAGATCAGCACACGCTCGATGATGGACGACTTCAGCAGCTTTGTGATCAACTTCTCCGAAACCTTGTAGGAGGTTTTGTACTCCTTCGGCTCGGTGATTAGGTTCTCCTTGGTCTGGGAGTCATACCTAGGCTTGATGATCCGCGCATTGATGAACAAGCGCATGTGCTGCTTGATCTCAGCCGGCTTGATGTCAACCTTGTGCTTTGACTTGAAGAACTCACGAAGCTTGTCAACGATCTGCTCGGTGACATAGTCGATGTGACTGCCACCTTGCACCGTCTCAGTTGAGTTGACAAAGCTCACATGCTTGAAACCCTCATCGCTCGCTGTAACGGCAACCTGCCAGTCAGGCGTCTCGTCAATCTCAAACTCGGCCGTGTACAGCTTAACATAGTCCTTGAACGAGTCGATGCGGATGCGCTTGCCGTTGAGATAGATCTTCAGCTGTGGGTTGCAGCCTGCGATGTCATAGCACCGCTTGACCAGCTTCGAATAGTTCTCATCGAGAGTCGTGCCCAAGTGAGCGTAGTCAGGCGTGTAGGTAATCCGAGTGTAGCCAGGCTCATCCATCTCCATGATGGATGGCTTCGTCTTCTCCATCATGTTGTTGGTGAATGTCTGCTTGAAGGTGCTCTTACCGTCACACGTCTCGATCACAAACTTCGTGCTGAAACAATTTGTGAGGCTCGCGCCAAGGCCGTTCTGTCCTGTGACCGCGTGATCTTCAGATTCATCGAAGTTTGAACCTGATCGTAAGCTTCCAAAGATCATCGTTGGGACATATTCTTTATGTTCAGGGTGAATCTGAACAGGTATACCCCCATTATCAAAAACAGAAATTGTTCCTGCTTGACGATCAATGTCAACCTTAATCGTATCGAGATGTTTACCTTCTTGACGATTTGAATGGTCAACGGAATTTGAAATAACTTCATCGAACAGCTTAACAAAGCCAGGATTCCAAGTTACAACTTCTGACTTGGCTACATCATTTTCAATAATGTAGACTTTTGCTGTATGCGGCTTGATTGAGCCTATGTACATACCTGGTCTAAGTAGTACATGCTCTGTATCTGTCAATTTTTTATACTTAAGCACGCTCATACTGTTTCCCAAACTTTTGTGAATTTAAATACATGCTTAAGCTTTCGTATCGTTTCTTCGTAGGTTTTTTAAGCACCGTATAACCTTTAAGATTAGCGACTCGCTCTTTATCAGCGTCAAGACTTACATCGTCTCTGTGAGCAGCGCCATCATACTCTATAATCAACTTAAAAGTTTATTATAGCAAAGTCATAAACGAGCAAAAAGCTCAATGAATCTAAGCTGGCATGCCCATGATATGCACGCTTAATACTCTTTACAAGGTAAGCTAATATATATGGACAAAATCAAAGCGATCATCCGTCGGTTTTTACAAATTCACCATCAGCACGTTGCGTGTACTCTTGACCGCAATCTGGCCCAAGCTTGCCTACGCCGTAGACCGTGTTGCATGTGACACACATACATGCCCACGGACCCAAGCGAGACCGAGCGTCATAGAACTTGCCTTCTACGTGCATGCCACAAAGATCACACAGCACCGGTTTCTTGCCATGCCACAGCTTGTCGGTCATGTTAGCTCCAAATGTATCTTTGCGGTAGATTTATTCTAAACTCGTACTCGAACAGAATGAGTGCCTTGTCCGCTTGAGGAAATTCATACATGCCTCTTCTTCCAATCATAGTCAGCGCCGGTCACATCAACGCCAGGTTTACCCACAAAGCATTCGAGCTCAGAGCTGATGCACACGTGTCGCATGCCATCTTCACGCAGGATCTTGACAAAGTCAAGCGCCTTGACAAGCTCTTTGTCGCTGTATGCCGCAGAGTGCGGGCGATCATCAACGCAAAGCCAATACACAATGATGCTCATGCTTTGCTCCAAGCGGCGTCTTGCTATCGCCTATCATTCTGTTCCACTGCTTGTACCAGGCTTGCTCATTTCAGCACCTTGTAGATAGCGTATAAGAAGCCGACGATGAACATGACGCCGACGATGACAAACAGCCAGTCAACAAGGCTCATGGAGGTCTTTGAGCTCATAGAAACGGCTGAGCCCATGATGACAGGGATTTTATTCAAATAGATCATGATTGTTACTTTACAAAGTAACCGTAAGGGAGGCCGAGCCGGTAACACAAAAACTCATCGTCACCTTGTGTGCCGTATGCTTGATGTTGCCAACACTTGGCGTTCTCAAACCCGTAACTCTTGACGAGCTCCTGAAATGCAGCGATAGCAAGCTGTTGCGCTTGCTTGTCATGGTCAAGCTGGATCTTCAATGCCTCTTCGAGATGTGCGAGGACCTCGCGAGCCTTCTCAACCGATTCAGCGTGATACCAACGAGCCTTCACGCCGTGCACATCTTTGTGCATCTCGCAGTAGAGGCTCTCGAGCTCTTCAAGTTCAGTCATCGGTGCCATGGTGTCGAAGCTCATGTCAGTCTCCTTAAGAGTTATCAACGGTGACCCCGTACCACTTGAGCTCGCTTCGATCGTAGTGCCGTCGGTGAATTCAAGCGGAATGCCGATGTGGCTTTCAAGAACCTGTTGCATATCGCTCTTGATGGTCATAATGTTTCTCGATATTGATGGTTAAATCATACATCAAAACCTTGCCTTTGTAAACTGGCTAAATAAAGTCATGAACTACAAGCGCCACTATGAAGCTTTAGTAGCAAGAGCTCTTGCTAGAACGCTTCCGAGATTAAACTTACATTGAGAAACATCACATAATTCCCAAATGCGTAGGTGGCGAAGACGTAAAGTCTAATCTCGTGAAGCTACTACCAGAAGAACATCTCTTTGCGCATCGACTACTGTGCAGAATTTATCCGGTTCCATCACTAGCGTACGCGGTAGTACTTATGAGCAAAGGGTGTAAAGGTGCTCTAAGCCGCAAGATCTATGCTATGGATAGAGCTAGAGTTAGCAAAGCAAATTCTCACATACCACGAAAGCCAATTTCAGATGAGCATCGACGCAGAATCTCTGAAGCGCAACGCAGCCGTCGTATAAGAGTCGGGTTTGCTTGTTCAGATGAGCATAAAGCGAAGATTAGTGCTGGCCCGTACTAAATTTTAAGCTTGACAAGCCCAGGTCTCACCATATGCATAGAGCAGTTTGCTGGTGAGCGAGTGTGATGTTGAAAACCATGTCAGCTGGCACATGAATCACACCTTAAGAGGGAGCTTTGATGATCCTCTTAAGCAGGTGCTACGGTTGGTCATGGGCACCACCCCATGCCTCGCAGCGAGTTATCAGCAGCGGAACTTTACCGCTATTTCATGATGGCTTTGACGTTGCTGTTTATCTAAGCGCCTGCACGCTTTTAGTCCCCGGGCTTGACAGAGGGAAAGACACATCTATCCCTTACGAGATGAAGGGTGCCTCAGCCTTCACACTGGCTTTCCTGCAGTTCTACCACTCGTGCGAGGTAATCAACTCAACGGCGCTGCGGGCCGACTGGAAATTATGAACGTTATGAAAAAATTTTATCACAAGATGATTGCTCCCGCATTATATGGTGCAGGTAAAGTTGCAAGGTTTAAGTGAGAGCCGCCTTCTGAGCCTTTGTTGGGCTTCCAGGCTACTGTGTAGATTGGCGATGACATTAGCTGGTTGATAATAAGTGCCCAAGGCTTGAAAAGTCCAGAGTCAATGTGCCAAGCGAGCAGCAGGTCATAGTCACGCCAGTTTGTGCATGAATGAGTCTTGATAAACGGCGTCTTGAAGACGATAGTAGCGTCTCGAGCCTGGTTCATGCGCTTGGTCTCAAAGCGAACTCGGTTAGGCAGTGCGCCGAGGCTGGGAACGGTCACTACGAAGTCATAGCCCACAACATCGGTCTTGAGCTCGTCATTGAGCTCGATCATGAACCCTTGCTGCTGGGCATGCTTGGCTAGGAGGTAGTCAGCCTTCTTGCTAGCGAGATGCCTAGCTAAGAAGCCTTCATAAGTGACGGTGATTGGCGTGCGAGTAAACTCCCACTTGTGACGGCAAAATGCGGCGCAAGCGTCATACTCAACAGCAGGTAGGTTAAAGTCAAACGACACAGGCTTGAATGACCTGTACAGCTGAGCGAAGCCTGTGAGGAGGCTCAGCTTTGCGGGCGCAAACGCCTCGCTCATTCAAAGCCACCTGTGACCGTGCAGAAGTTAAGCGACTCTCTGTCAAGCTCGGCTGTCATAGAAGTTATCAGTCCCACGTTTAGAGCCTAAGCTGTTGAGTTTGCTCGTTGTGCCAAAACGAGACATAGTTAAACTGAACTTTCATTTCCATGACGAGTTACCTCGCGAGTGACTTGCCTTGCAAGATGGTGCAGATCACATGCTCGATGCTGCCGGCTTCCCAGATCGGGTCTCCATCAGTGATTGAAGCTTGAGGTACGGTCGAGAAGCCTGTACGCGCCGGGAACATTTCAACCGGCTTTGCGTTGTAGACCTCAGGGGGTAGCACGATGCCCCAGGCGGTCATCGCTGACCTTGACTCATGGATTGCGCCTACCTCTTCGTAGAAGAACGTAAACGGGTAGATGTTTTGCTTGGGGAAATTCATAGCAGCATCACGGTACTCGTAGTATGAGTTACGTACGTCAACTGCCATGCCGCCGTTCAGCACGATCATCGTCTTGCCTTCATCCTCCCACTGTTGAAGGAGCAGCGAGGCTTTGGAGCGAGCGCGCCGATACTTAGAACTGAGATCTGTCGCGACGTGCGCTGACTGGATACCCTGTTGAATGCTTGAAAGATACATATTCACAAAGGTATATAGGCGAAGGTCGTTGCTCATATGTTATTGCTTTCTAGTGGTAGCGAGATTATATCATCATCGCTTGATCTATGTAAACTTGCTGTTGGGTCAAAAAGCAGCTTTGCTTGCCCCGCTGAGAAGCGTTCCAAGAAGAGCTGCTCTGGGTGCAGCTTGCCATAGTATATAGGCAGCCGTGTAGTGCTGTCAAAGAAGAGGAATCTCTTGCTCCCTATACGTCCGCTAAACAGCTTCGAGTAGTAGGCATCCTCAGCCGCTTTCATCGACTTGGGAGTTAAGCGCCGAACCTCGTCAAGCATCGACTTTGGGATGTTGCCTAAGTTCTCGGGAGCAATCAGCTTGTCTTTGGAGTCCAAGCGAATGACTTGCTGAACAACGTGGCCAAGGAGATGGTGAGATGCAGTCCACTCGTCTGTGCCAAGCCTGAAGTCGGTCCAGAGGTCCGCACGTTTACGAGCGCACTTGACTTCAACGTAGGGAATACCGCTGACGTGTACGTCGATGCTGCTGGTGCTTGCTCCAAGAGTCACGTCATCATAGATGAAGTATACAAGCAGCTCACCTCGACCGATACCATGACCAAAGCCGTCAACCTGACCCGAGATGTTGAAGAGCTTCTTGCTAAACGCCGGGAACTCAGCTGTGAAGTTGGTGACCGTTGCAACGAGGTCGCTGTCTTCTAATCTAGGCTTGATCGCCCTAAGCGGCGCGTTATCGTGCTTGACGCGTTCGAGCAGCTGTTGACGGAGAAGTTGCTTCAAAGTGGGCGAAAGTTCGAGTCTTGCTCTATCTCCAAGCAATGGTCAAAGCCTTCGTCACGTGACGGCGCCTCGTAGTTCTTGAGCATACTGTAGACGGCGACATGCGGGATGTGCTTGCCGATTTCGGCTTCACGCTTTGCCAATCGCTCGAACAACGCCTTCTCAGCAACCTCGAACACGATGGCAACCTTCACATAGGATGACGTTGCCATGGCAAGCTTGTCCTTGCGGGACTTGCGGTGCATGTTGGTCTGATCCACGATGACGTGCTCACCCTTGCTCACGGCGCCCAGGATGTCAGCCTCCATCTGCCGTTTCAGCATCTTGAAGTTGATCTCTTTGAATGCTTCGGAATAATTCAGACCACGCTCTGCCGCATATGCATCAATTTGGTTATCGGTCGAGCCGATAACAAGCTTGAGCGACTCGCTCAAGCGCTTGATGAACGTGCTCTTCCCAGAGCCTGGCGCGCCGATCAAGACGATCATGAGCGGGTTGTACTTGGCAAGCTCAGTGAGCTGTTGCGCGATCAGTGTAAAATTGAGCTTCTTCATATAAAGAATTGTATACCGACACAGAAAGCTTAGATACCTTTAAATCATAGTCGGGTCGAGCACCGCTTGTAGCTCTGCTAATGTGATCTTTGCGAGAAATCGCTCATAAGGATTGCCCTTTAGCGCGATCATGTACGCATTAACCTGCGTGTTTGTCTCTTCGTCAAGAAACGGCACCTCTTCAGCAAAGTAGAGGTAGTTTAGGTTGACGATGTGAGCCTCTGTGGTTACTAGTGTGCGGTTCTTGACACGTAGCAGCTTGACAGTCGGAAAGGTGGTAGCGATGTTGACAACATCGAGCACGCCAGGAACTGAACATGACGAGCCAACCCCAGGTCCACCTGTAAAGTCAATGGTGCCTAGCTGAGCTTCAAAGGCCGCGAGCGAAGTTCGCGTGTACAACGTGTAGGATGGGTAGCCGACAAGAGTAACACGTCGTGTTACTTCGATAGCTTGCGTGACCTTGTTTTGCAGCGGCTGATCATCAATCAGCAAGATGTCATCTTGGTTGATGATCATCGTGGTGGTGCCGGATAGATCGGTCTTTAGCTTCTCGAGCTGGAGGTACTTTGCCATAGACCTTATTTAGCCTACGACGCCTTTCTCTTGACCTTGCTAACTAGCTCGACGTTAATGCTTTCGATCTCGCCTGCATCTGTCCCGAGAATGATATGAGTCTTGCAGTGCTCTAAGCCGCCTGGCTCATACCAAGCCTCATCATCATATGAGCTTCGACCGCTAGCCGAAGGGAAGCGTGTGCCTGTCTTAGCCAGCCTCTTGCTTGTTACTTCGAGAATTTGACCGGTGTAGTCGGCAACCTCATCCTCCGTGTTCCACCAGAGGCCAGACTTTTTAGGACAGGTGATCTTGTAATGAATTTGCCGCTCATTCCCACCGAAGGCCATCTCTTCGACTCGCATCCGAGCAACAGCGCGCACCAAGTCAAATGGGATGTCATCTGATAACTTGCTGCTAAACAATGCAGCTTTTGCCAATGACGCTTTGGGAATGCCGACCAAAACGTAGTAGGCTTCAAGCGTACGAGGGTCATCACGAACCTCGTCAGCGATGTCGGTCCAGATCAATGGGTAGCCGATTCGCTTGATGAACTTGTTGTTGATGACTTTGACGCGGTCGCCAACCCGAATGATAGGTGGTTTAGATGATATTTGCGTCATAGCCATTATCAATTAGAATTGTTTGAAGCGAAAAGAGCTCATGCCTAGGCATTAGACCAGCTAAGCTTGTCAGAATTACTGATGCTTCTTCGTCTGTCATTGCATTAGTGCAAGCCGAACAAGGAGGAGCTGCATTTGGATGCATGCACCTACAACCGCCGCGATAGTCTGTGAGCCTGGTGTAAAAGTAATCAGGAATATCGGGAATGTCCATTATTTCTTCGGTACCCAAGTTGTGATGGTGGTGACCACATCCACCTTCTCAACCTCGTTCACTTTTGGCTTGCTGTAGTACCAGTCGGTATGATAGCTACCCTGACGGCAGTTGTGGATGGCAAAGTACTTGCCGGTGGGATCGTGACGGAAGATGCAGGTGCTGTACTGGGACTTGTGCTTCTGCACCCAGTCGTCGTCTACGACCAACACCCACCGATCATCGAGCTCATCTTCGCCCAAGAACTTATCGTCCATGCATTTGGACTTCAGGTACTCAAGTTCTTCGTTCATCAACGTCTCCGTTTACCTTTGCGTGCGGTTGTCTCATCTGAGCCGATATACAAGCCAGGATCCTTGTTCTTGACCCACTCGATGAAGTTTTGAATAGGAGACTCTGCACGTAGCGCCTCCCACGTGTGGAACCGCTTCTCAAGCTCCTTCTCGGTGAAGGTAGCGTGGATCTTGCGGTGACAGATCCGGTGGATCGGCTCCATCGCTTTCCCACCATGAGTTTTAGGGACCATGTGATGCCGGTCAATATTGACCTCACCTAGAGGCCGTTGGCATAGCGGGCACAAAGTCATAATGATGCTCGGTATAGCTCGATTACATGACAACCACGTGACCAGCAGAGCTCAGTCGCTGATGCTGAATCTTGGTCAAGCGCAAAGTGCAAGTCCGATGAGTTGCATTTTGACGTAGGCATTTCAGCATCAAAGTCATACGCCATCAACAGCGCATGAACATTGTGCTTGATTGCTAGCTCGATGGCCTCTTCAATCGAGACAAACGTGTTGTCATTTTCGATTGTAAGAACGAGCTTCATGCTGTCAGCCCAAGCATCTTTGACATGTCAGCGTTGTAGCGAAAGATCTTGTCCATGATAGTGATCTGAAGCTCCGTCACCGCAGCCGTTGCATGCTCGAACAGGTTCTGCTTCAGCTCAAGCTCTGCATATGCTTCGTCGGCGTCAACTGATACCTTTAAGCCAGCAGAGCGAGCGATGTGCTGCATCGTCTTGTTCTCGCGTAAGCAGCACATGTAGATCAGGCTGATGTTGAGAGCTTTGCAGAAACCGATAGCCCGGTTGATAAGCGCTTTGGCAATTCCTTTACCGCGGTGCGCCTTGTTAACCGAGATGCCGATGTCAACTTGCTTAGCGCTGCCAAGCTTCTCGATCATGCTGATGTGAATGAATGCGACCAGGTGCTGCGTGTCGTCAAATACGCCGAAGCACCGATCCTTGTAGAAGTCAAGCTTGTCGACATACGTGTTGATCGCGTAGTCGCTCAGCGCCGAGAAGAATCGAAGGTGCCGATCTTCAAGGCTTAGGCCTGTGAGGTGCTGAGCGATTGCGAAGCGGTCAGCTTTGGTGAGGTTGACGATGATCATAAAAGCTCCAACAAGTCTTGTGTACGACTGTCAATGACGCAGTCTTCAATTTTGTAGCGCCAGACCTTAAAGTCGGCAGCCTTTAGCTCGACAATCAAAGAAATCATGCGAGAGATCATGTCATCCATTTTAACGCCATGACCGGCGGGTTCCATCTTCATACTCCTGTAGCGCCGTCGGCGGCTCAACTCCATGTTAGATAGCAAACACTGCCTGCGAAATGCGTGCCTCTATCGGCTTTATGATTTCATCCCGTTGATAAGTTGCCTTTTGAGGGCGATGTCGAGGATCCGCTCGACGGTTTGCTCATTCCAACCCTCAACACGAGGACCAGGTGAGCCGTGATTGTATTTGGCATTAAAGATGATATGCTGCCATGTCGGCATGAGGCGCCCTGTGACTTTTGGCTTGTCGTCCACGAGCACGAGACCCTGCACCAAGGTCTTATCGTGCGTCATGATCATGTTCTTGGCCCACTCATGACCGAAGTAGTATTGGGTCCATGCAGCCTTGTCAGAGTGGCACGTGCCGTTCTCGACGTGAGGCGCGGTGCAGATGAGCACATCAATGCCTTCAACTGCTGCTTGCTCTTTGAGCTGCTTGGCGTAGAACAGCGCGCCAGTCATAGCAGGTAGCTTGCGGAAGAGGCCGCTTCGGTCATCAACGATCTCTCGAATCAGTGTTTTAAGCTCATCATCAAGGATCGGGTCACCTGTGTTGATGCAGTCCTCGATGTAGAAGGTGGTCAGCTTCTGCTGATCTGGCAAGCGTGCAAAGGTAGCAGCGTTAACAAACTGCTTGACTTCGTGATAGAGGCCAGCAACGAAGTCCGCGAGCACGCCGTCTTGGTCAAGGAGGATTGGAAGGTTCTGCATAAGCACGAATTTTACCACAAAAAAGAAAGGCAAGTAAACTGGCCTCGTGAAAAATTCTGAGTGGTTTAGCCCAAAATCCTCTTCCCAATTCTGCTTACTCTGTTACGATCAAGATGAGCTCACGGAGCAGGACTTTGAGTTCTGTGAGGTTGGTTGAGACTTCGAGTCGCTTGAGCAGCTTTTTACGTTTTTCAAGCATGACCAGCTTGTTGCTGACCTTACTGCTCCAAGCAGCAGGTAGGTTCGGAACAAGCTTTGACCGCGAGCTCTTGGTATGGGATTGATTGTTCACGTTTTGGTTCTTTCGCGGACTTCAGCCAGAGTGGTCTCGTTGTACGTTGTGCCGGTGTGGTAGACCAGCACATGCACATCCTCGAGGTCATCAGACAACGGACCTTGATCCAGTCGGGCGGTCACCAGCTCGCCGGTGCTCTTCGAGCGCGCCAGGGTCAAGACGCCTTCGAGCGATTTCTTGCCAGGATCGGTAACCGGGTCCTTGGCGATGCCTATCCATTCGTCAACCTCAACGCCGCCGTGCGCACCCAGGTGCAAGGTACGCACCAGGATAGAGGCAGCCTTCTGTGCGAACTTGAAAGTGTCACGGTCCATCTTCTGTAGCAGGGCACCACCAGAGCCGAAGACCACATTGTCGGCGCTGAAGCCCATGGCCAGCACATTGCCCAAGAGGGTCTTGATCATCATGTGGTCAACACCGTCGCCTTGGATGATGCCTACGTAGTTGATCTTGCGGTAGCCCTTGGAGTTTATGACCGAGCCGAAGGCTGCTTCCTGCATACGTAAGATCTTGGGCACGATCTCGAGCATGTCACCGCTGTCAGGGCGAAACACGATCTTGGCGCCGCTGGCAATGATCTTCTCACGGAAGCCACCTTCTGCTTCGGGTGCGCAGAGCGTTGCGGCGCACCGTAGCACGTCCTTGCCGTCAATGACGATGGAGATGATCGAGCCTGGCACCGCTTGGTTCAGCACGTGCTCGAGGTAGTTGTGCTCACCCTTGGCGTCCAAGCCGAACGAGCACTCGACGCTGTGCTCGGTAGCGAAGACCGAGAAGCCGGCCATGGCCTCCTTGTAGTAGAAGTTGGCCGTCAACACGCCTTCGATGGTGTCAGAGCCCATGAAGCTGACTAAGTGAGCCGCGCCGCCGATCTCAGCTTGCTCGCTGCAGGTCACGCCTCGGCCGCCGAAGTCATGCAGCGCAAAGGGCAGCAAACCCATATCAGCGCCGCTGATCTCGTAGAAGCGCTTGATCTCTTGCTTGATATCGTAGTCGAGCGAAGCCACCGTTGTAGGGTACCAGACCCCGCGTTGAATAATGGTCTCGAAGTAGACGGATATCCAGAAGAGATCCTCGTCAAGGCATGTGACAGTCCACATCGGCATGCCACCCTTGATAGGTGTGCCTTCAGGTACTGCACGGATAATGAGCGGCAGCGCACCGTCATAGTCTGTGACCACCTTCTCCCAGTCAGCACGTGCAAAGAGCTTGCGGCCGAAGTGAGCCTCGGCGAACTCTTCGGCCGCATCGATGTGGGCCATGGTGACACGTTGTGTCAGGAACCGCTTGACAAGCAACTGCATGCCGAACGGGATGAGCGTAACATGCGACTTAACACGAGCCGTGCCGTAGGCTGACATGCCGACTACGTTATCCGGGAAGGCAAAGGCGTGGGAGAACTTGTAGCTGTCGGCGCGACAGATCAAGCTGATGGTCAGCTGATCAGTTTGCATGTAGGCCTTGTCGGTCGGTTTCGGCGCCAGGATCTGACCCATGTCGATCTTGCTGTGACGAAACAGCTTGTTATTGATTGCTTGGTTCATGCTGATAAGCTCCTTGTCAGCGGTTAAAGAGCGACTCTGTGTCGCTCAGGTTGTGTTAAGTAAGCGCGCTCTTCAAAGCAGCGAGCAAGTCATTGCAAGCCTCATTATAGGTTGCTTGTTGGTCACGGTAGTAGTCATCGCCCAATTGACCGGTATAGTCAGGGACATTTTCCTTAGCAAAAGTTAGCTCTGCACGAGCCACCAACATATTGGTAACAGCATCAGCTACAGCGTAAGCGCCGCTTTGAACAACAGGCATGACGCCTTTGCCATCATATGAGCTAGCTCGAAACAGCTCTTTGAAATTTATCAACAATTCATATGGCTTAGTCATTTCAGGTCCTCTGCACCGATTAGAGTCTCGATGATTGCATGGTGGTCCTCGAACCACATGTCCGAACGCTCGAGCGCTTCGTCAATCGGCAGCCAGAAGCACCGATTCACGTCGCACTCGGGATCGATGTTACCTTGCTCGACACCTGTCACTTCAGGCAGCGGCTTCATGTCATCAAGCCTGAAGAAGTAGGCGTTGGTGATTGTGCGGCCTCGGTCAGACCGATCTGGCTTGTCAAAGACTCCTTGACCGCGGATCGAGCCACCCAAGATCTTCTTGAGCATGTCCATCACGCGCTTCTTGTGGGCCTTTGCCTCAGCAGGTGACGGATTCTTGGGCGCAGGGATGAAGGCGAGCTGGATGTTGGTCTCTTCAATCAGCTCGCGAATGGCTGCGTCACGCAGTCGTTCATCTTGATTGACGAAGCCACCAGGCAGAGCCCACAGGCCTTTGCCTGGTTGCTTGCCTCGCTCGACGACTAGGATATGTCCTGACTGGACCACGACGGCGTCGACTGTGTGATAGATCGGTGGGTACGGGTATGCCTTGGCACGAGCCTTATAGTCCTTGACGAACTCGTAGAGAGCCTTGAGCTGCACATACTCCTGCGTATCTTCAAAGTACTCGATGAAGTCAAACGTTTCCTCCGGCATCATGTGCAGGATAGAGTTGTGTTCGGGACTCAGCTCATCGTCAAAGAGCCAGTGGCGAATTTGCGTGGCTGAGACATCAGCGGTGCCATTGTGACGATACGGCTCGATGAATGCTTGCTTCCACTGCGGGAATGATTGCAAGTACCAAGTGGTTTCGTCTCGGTCAGAGCCAGTCAACGTGATATGCGGGTTAGGGCCTAGGTCATACTGCTTGAAATCGGTTTTTGGATCTTGGAGCTGGAAGTCATGAATGGCTTCCTTGACAAGGCTCTGGATATTTCGGCACCAGAGAGTGTTGTTGTACGGGAAGTCACGTGCAGCCTTGACTATCAGCGCGCCAACTCGCGGGTCTTGCTCAGTGAGCTCGGAATACCAGTCATACAACACCCCCGAGCGTTCGGCAAAGGTGAAGGGATTCTTCAGCGACCTTGAGAGGCCAGCCGAACCAACGAGCACAATTACGAGCCTGGATTGAAGCAAGGCTTGCTTCAGGATGTGGCAGTGGCCAAGATGAAGGGGATTGAAACGTCCGATGTATACCGTGACATCGGTCTTAGAAATCGCCATGCGGAACTCTCCGTGTGGTAGTACGGCATCTCTGTGTTGCCGTACGGGTATTTATAGATGATTGTAATCCATGTCTTGCATGGATGTAAACTAGATCAGGTCAATCTGTTCCTAACGGCGTCAATGGCTTTCTGAAGTGAGTCGTAGCAAGGAATACTGTACTTAGCGCAAACAATCCTGACATTGCCTCGACGATAGAAGCCCGGTGGACATGACACGATCAAGCGGCCAGTGCCGGCGTAGAGGCCAAGCTCAAGCAGCGTGATCGGGCTCAGCGTATCTGGTTCAAAGTGCATGATGATCTGCGCAACATGGTCAAGCGCTGTCAGCTCCCAATGAACTTGGGCGATGAAGCGAGGATCATCTTCAGTCCATGTTGAGTCCCATTCAGCTCGGCGTGGGTTGAACACTGTAATGTCCATGTCGCCGAGCTGTGACAAGGTGACCTTCTGCCAGTCAACAGCCTTACCTTGCTCGATTGAACCGGCAAGGAAGAGGCTTGGGTTATTATAGAAGACATCTAAATTGACTTCTTCGGGTGCTGTGACAATCTTCATGCTTGCGGGTACCTAATGTTAGCTGTGAGCGTCAAGTTGGTAGGACCGTGCGAGACCCGTTGGTTAACAGTGTAGCTGCCTAGCCGAGACTCGCCAAATCCTGTGATGATCCTATCATCATTTGAGGTAATTGTATGGCGAATTATCATCGGCGTCTCGCTCGAGCAGAGAGCGCACAAGCTATTGAACAGTTCATTATAAGGCTTGCCGTAGTCAAAGCTGTAGACTGTTGAGACAAGCGTGTCACCCTCGAGCTTGCCTAGCAAGACCTGAGAGTAGCCGATGTCCGTAATAGTTACCATTGACGTGCTAAGCATAATGAAGCCCTCAATTGCTGTGGGAAGATACCTGAAGCGCAGCAGCAGCTTATATGCGTCTTCATGTTTGAAGCTGATGTTGCTAGCCACCAGCGCCTCGCTGATTGATAGCTGTGTGCGCAACAGGATTCTTGTAAGCGTCAACTACCCAATCAGCTAGCAAGTCCTTGTTGATGAACGTGCCAGGATTATTGCCTGTCAAGATCCCATTGCCACCGACATTGGCGATGACCTTGTGCTGAAACTTCGAGCGCCAGAATGCACGAGTAAAGTCATCCTGCTCGTTAGAGCGTTGGGCCCAATCAAACGAGTCGCCGTCATCAACAAGCTTCTTCTCAAGCTCCTTATCGTCATTGACCAGCAGCACGAGCAGCGTGTTACTCAGCGCTTCGGCGTTCTGAACCGACTCCATGTTGAAGACATAGTCACCGTGATAGCCACGATAGCGCTTGGCGTAAACCGCTTCGCCCAGGTGGGCTCGGTCGAGGATGATCCTAGCTTCAGAGTTGAGCAGCTTGAACATCTGCTCGAATGACTCGCGTTGATAGCCTTGCTTGGCGTTAACCGTGCCGATCATCTGCTTGTAGTACAGCAGCTCTTTAGGCTTGCCGTAGTGGATCACGGTGAAGAAGCCTAGCCGCTTTTGAATCTCTTCGATAAGCGTGCTTTTTCCAAGTCTGTCAATTCCTTCACAAATTATATTTTGTAACATGTTTTTCTATCCTAGGTATTTGCTCTCGTCTATGATAACGAGCTTATCCTTAGAAAGCATCGAACAATTAGATATGTTTTGCATCAACCCATCAGCTGGATCTTTGAGGTTTGAGAGAGGTATGCTTTCTCTATCTCGGCCTTCGGTGTGTAAGTACACGCAATGTCCTTGCGAGTGATGACCACGGTGGCGTCTGGGTTGCCGAGCGTCCAAGGCATGAAGCCGAGGCCCATACCTTGCTGAGTCTCTTGCAAGCCGATGATACGCGGCGTGTCAACTGCAAGGTCATCGACAGCTAGGCTGCCGCTGTTGACTGCTGTAACACGCCCGATTACTTCGTCGCCGTTTATAAGCTTGATGCCAATGATGTTCATGATAGTCCTTGTGTAAGCCAGTTAGAGAAGTCACCTGCCGCGTTTCGAGCATCGACTGTAATGCCAAGCGTTTCGCTTAGCTTTTGATGAGTTTCAAGGTTTGTCTTTAGCGAGATGTAGTTGCCCGCATACTTGCCACCCTCATAAGTCTGATGAATGCCGCCGAGCAGGTAGATTACTTCGCGCACGTCACGGATCTTCGGAATCACAAGCGGCGTATAGTTGTCAGCCTTGTTGATCTGCTTGACCATCTCGAAGTGCCGCTCGTAATAGTGAAACGAGTCAGCGGTATGATGGTAGCTGCCCATCTGCAAGTCAGGGTAAGCTGTGTCACGCAGTGTGACATAGACCATCTCTTGAATTACCGAAAAAGCCGGGGCGTCATTACCCATGCCAAAGACCGCGTCTTGGCTACGCATATGGACCGACATCTTGAGCTCGTTGTTCCGAATTCGGAAGTTGAGCGCATAGGTGCAAGGGTAGTCCTTGGTCTTAGGCGAGAGGAGGTGCGCCCGGTTTAGAATGACAGCTGAAGCACGACGTGAATCCTTGTCGGCGGCCAGCGTTTCAATGATTTTGTCAAACTGTGATTCATGCCAGACAGGCATGCCGATGCTAGTCGATGACCTACCTACATTTTCATCTGTGGGCATGTAAGCTGATGAGTTGGTCGAGATTGACACTAAAGCAGGTGCGGTCTTGCCAAAGACGTGCGCGCCGTAGTTTGAGTTGATCGTGCCATCTGCATTCGGCAGCTCTTGCCAGATTGAAGCTGAGTCGACGATTGAGCTGTCAAACGGGTTGGCTCGGAAGTACCATAACAGCTCTTTCCTGATGTAGTCAAGCTTTAGCTTGCGAGCATCGAAGTTGGCGAAGCGAGCATACGGAGGTAACGAGTATGAGTAGTCCTCGATCTCGATGACAGGCTCATTTCTAGGCCGCACCAAGATGCCGTTACCTACATCGGCGTAGATTTTACGAAAAGCAAGTTCTGTTAAGTCCATGATAGATTATATGTTAAGCAGCTTCATAAAAGGTAATATTGTTAGTCAACCTGTCAATGACATGCTTTGGCTCAAGCATCCGTTGCGCTGTTAGCAGCGCCTCAGCGCCATGCTTTAGAGCGGCCGCTTTGAAGCCGATGTTGTGGGCTCCAAGCGCTGCATAGTCATGAGGCAGGTAACCCCATGACTCAGGATCGCTAATGTATGTCTTACCTGCTTCACCTGTCTTAAGTGTGGTAGATGCAGCATAGTAGAGCAGGTTAAAGTCCTGTGCCGCATATGCAACCTTTGCAAGCTCGTAGTAAGGCTCGCGGTCAAGCGGAGCTTCAGTGCAGGCTTTGAACGCCCAGACCTTCGCTTCAGGTAGCATGCCTAGGTTTACATGGCACCGGCTGATAAACCGCATCGATGCGGCGCGTTCGGCGTTCCAAGTAGCAGATGGAAGAGCTAGATGCCGTTGCAGCTCTTCGATAGCCTTGTGGTACATGCCATAGTACATGTACTCTCGTCCTAAGTAATGACAGCTGCGGTCATCATTCGGCTCTTCTTTGACAGCAAGCTCGAGCAACGGTAGGTAGCTGCCACGGCTCTTAGCTGTATCAGGCCAATGATGCAGCATGAATGCATCAGTCCATGATTGCACCTCGGGCTCGCCGTACAGCTGGAGAATTTCATGCACAGGCTTGACCCAACGGTAGCCACGCCGTTGTACAATTTTATCGTAGTAAAATTTTGTGGCAGGCGACCCATCAGCGTTGTGGCTCCACGCATACGGATAACGTAAACGTGTCGTGCCGGGCACCCATGCTTTTCTAATAGCATCAACCCAACCAACTGTGAATACTTCATCTAAATCAAATGATACTACTATATCAAAATCAAATGGAACCATTGAAAGAGCAATGTTCCTAGGAATATCAAATCTCCAAGGTTTTACAATTCCTATTTCTACATTTGCACCTCTATTTTTTAATTTTTCAACAGTCTTATCAGATGATCCTGTATCAAGAACAAAAACGCCATCAGCTTCTTGTGCTGAATCCATGAAACGATCAACGAATTTTTCTTCATTTAATGCAATCGTAGCAACAGCAATTTTAAGCATGATGTGTCTCCAATTTAATCGCCTTTTTTAAGGCCATTGTTGCTTTCATTTTTGCTATTGATTCTGGATTTTTAGGTTTGCCTTTTTGTGCAGCCGATTTTTTTGCATTAACTTCAGCTCGTTTTTCTGCTGAAAAACTTAATTGTGCATTTGACATTTTTGCTTTCGTTTCATCTGAGCGTTTTCATGATCTGAACGCCATTTCTTTCAGTTGCTCTTCATGCTCTGCTGACCAAACTTTCTCATTACGGAGGTAGCCTTGGGTTTGAATGTTGCAAGCTAACGCATCATTGGCATATACCTTAAGCAAGCTCTTATCCAATGAGTCATTACGTTGGATCAGTTCGATCATCAGCACGTATGACTCTCTAAGAAACCCGTTGAGCTCGATGGCTTTTTCAAGCTCGCGTCGAGCCTCACGTGGCTTCCTAACGTGCTCAAAAAGCGCTGCACGGCGCCATGCAATGAAGATCTTGTCGACGCCGTGCAGCTTTTCACATTCTTGCAAAGCCTCGAGGGCGCCGTCTATGTTACCTGCTTGCGAGCGCTCATTTGAGAGAAATGACCAAAGCTTCCAGTCAGATGGGTCCTCTTTAACTGCTTGCTCAAGTAGCGGTCCGTATGCCGCTCTGCTCTTTGTATTGTCTGGGTTTTGCAGCATCATGGCATCGATACACCAACCAGCATATTCATTATCAGCTATTAATTTTTCATGCACAGGATGCACCCAATGATAACCAAACCGAGCATGTACTCGTTCATGATAGTGCTTGCTGATAGAAGGCTCTTCGCCTGGCTTGTCCCAGTTCCAATGGGTCATGAACGAGTGGTTGAACCGAGTGAACGGCTTTCCTGTCCATAATGAGTCCCACCAAGCGCTCTTAATGCTAAGTATGAAATCATCAACTAGCATTTCATCCGCGTCAATCGAAATGCAAAGGTCGATGCCTGGGTCAACATAAGCTAGCGCAGCATTCCTTGCATCATCAAAGCGCCAAGGAGAGACAGCGATCTGCTTCAGTATAACCTCAGGATGATAGTCTCTATTTTCGGTAAAGCCTTGCACGATCTCGATAGTGCGGTCTGACGAGCCTGTGTCACAGACAACTACTTCGTCAGCATCTTCAAGGCTTTCTAAGCAACGTCCTATAAAAGCTTCCTCATCCTTACAGATCATGTAGGCTGCAACCTTGGGCGCTAACAGCTGAATGATGTTTTCTGAAGTGTAGAAGCCAACGCCGATCTCGTTATCTTGCACGACTTTGGTTGCATTCGAACCGAAGCGCCAGTCAATTGACTCGATGCTGTTGAGCTCATTGTATAGCTCTTCAGCTGTTTCCCACGTGTCTACATGCGCTTCATGCGGGTTGCCTAAGTACTCGTCTTGCGGATATAAGCCGATAGGCACAGACACGATCAGCACGCCGCGAGGCGCGAGCAAGCGTTTACAAGTTTCAAGCACGCCCTTTGCGTCTGACCTTGGCATGTGCTCAAGCACGTCACCGATAAAGATCAAGTCATATAGCAGCTCGAGCGGTTTATCGCTAGCTTGAAGGGCTTTATACTGCTTATTAAGCGCGTCGAGAGCCGGTTCAATGCATAGCACGTCATAAAGGCGATCAAGCCCAAACTGCTTGACATACGGCTCCCAAATTTCAATGCCGGTCCAATGCAGCTTTGAGGTCATCAGCTCTTTAACGAGCTTGGGGTAGGTGCCACTACCACAGCCAATGTCAAGCGCTTTTAGCGGAGCGCCTCGATATGCAATCTTGTCGAGTCGTTGAAGAATTGTTTTAATGACCTGTTTGCCAGAGTTTGAACTGTAAGGCATTTATATCCTCTAGTATGAAGTGGGACTATGCATAAATAGAGCATTATTCTTAGTACCCATTATATCTATGGTTGCTAATTTGAGGCATTTTGCGAGGCCCACATGCAAGTTCCGTATACCCAAGGCGTCCTAAAAGGACAAACAACATTACCGTCTAACACGAGGCTATTCTTGCAAGCAGACGGCGCATATGTCAATGTGTATGTCACTGACATGAAGCTGCTAGCTGTAGCGGCTCATAAGACGAAGAACTACCTAATTGAAGAGCCGTTCAACGTCTCACATGCATGGGGCCCATTGCCTCTGAGTACCCAGACTTATCTCTACTGGGACATTGACGTTGCTACAGGCGTTGCTGCTCGTGGTTACACGACAGTTGCTCCTACCTACGGCTCGACAACGCCAGGCACCGTTACAAACGGCCTGCACTTCTTCAATACCGCTGAACGCGTGATGTACTACGGCGTAAGCGGTACTTGGATTGAGAAGATCCGTGTATTTGCAGGTCAGGTTTCAGCAAGCGGGGTTGTTGCCCCTAACGCATTTGCGTCACAGGTCGGTCTAACCTCCATCCAAACAGCCGGCTATATCGTGTATAGCTTAACAGGCGTGGGCTTGAAGGATCCAGTAGACGGTACGTTCATTAACACAGCTTCGGGCTTTAAGATCAACACGGGTGAGTATGATAGCGTTGTATCGCTTGATGCAGAGCAAGAGTACTTGCTAGCTGGTGAGCCGATTCCTCCAGCATCATTTGTGTCTGTTACAGCGCCTGGTGCTGTAATGCTTGCAGATCCAAGCCTTGACCGTTGGGCGTCAGGTTATATTCGGTTAGGTACTCCTACCGGTGCGGTAGCTCGTACAATGACAAGCGGCATCATCAATGACAGCACGCTTGACTTTGACCTAAACGATATCGGTAAGCTGCTTTGGCTTGAACCAGGCGGTACCGTATCTGCTACTCGTCCGAACACAATCATCGCCCAAGCGTTGGGTGTAATTCGCGGTCAGCATACGCTGCTCCTAGGCTTTACGCTTGATAACCTATCGCTAGCTGCAGGTCCGACCGGTCCTACTGGTGCAGGTTCAGTCGGACCGACAGGTCCTGCAGGAGGCCCAACAGGTCCTACTGGTGCAGGTTCAGTCGGCCCAACAGGTCCTACTGGCATGCAAGGTCCTCGCGGCTTCGCTCTTACAGGTCCTACTGGCTTATCTCTTACAGGTCCTACTGGCATACAAGGTCCTCGTGGCTTTGGTGTAACCGGACCTACTGGCGCCGGTGTGACTGGCCCAACAGGAGTAGCAGGTCCAACAGGTGCAGTAGGTGTAGCAGGAGGTCCTACTGGTCCAACGGGCGCCGCAGGTGCTGCTAGCACAGTTACGGGACCAACAGGCGCTCAAGGTTCTGTTGGACCAACAGGCGCTCAAGGTTCCGTTGGACCAACAGGCGCTCAAGGTTTGACAGTAACTGGCCCAACTGGTGCACCTGGTATTGACGGACCGACAGGTCCATCAGCACTGCCAATGACAGCAGGTACGGCTGCTTTAAGCAGCGGCACTGCAACTGTTACCTTTGCCGTTACGAGCAGCTCGAAGATCTTCATCACCCGCAATTCAGATAGCGGCACCATTGGTACAAGCTATTCAATTACAAAGAATGTTGGTACTTCATTCTTAATTGAATCCAAGGATGCAGCCGGTGCAACACAGACAGGTGATACTAGCACTGTTGCCTGGCTTGCTATTAACTAACTATGACAACTACATTTACCCAGTTGTTTAACGTTCTCGACAACATCGCGCCATACACAATGGTAGCGATGGATGAGACTATCGTTAACGGTTTACGCCGAGCTACCTCGACCGTCAGCTCAATTGGCATGCTTACAACTGGCGTTGGGCCAGGCGCGGCCACGTTGACTGTGACTACGTTAGGCGAAGTAAGCAACTCGTCATGGTCATGGGACATAGCAAGCGGCCGTGATCTCTACATTGATGATTCAGGCACGTTAACACAGCAAGCACCAACGCTTAGCCAATATCAACGTGCTGGTACAATTATCAACGCTACTACAGTGCTGCTTGACGTTGATAGCCTTTCAATGGGGCCAACTGGCCCGCAAGGATTTGTAGGCGCTCGTGGAGTAACAGGTCCAACAGGAGCTGTAGGTTCGATTGGCTCAGTTGGGCCGAGAGGCGCAACAGGCGTTGACGGAGCGGCGGGTCCAACAGGTCCACAGGGGCTTGCAGGTGGCTTAGGGCCTAGAGGGGCTACTGGCTCGCAGGGAGCTACTGGACCGACAGGCGTTAATGGCGCGGCAGGCCCAACTGGTCCTTTGGGGCCAACAGGTTATTTTGGGCCTTCGGGTCCGACTGGTGCCACTGGCCCAACCGGCTTTGTAGGTCCTACGGGTCATGCCGGCCCAACAGGCTCGCAAGGCCTAAAAGGCCCGACTGGCCCACAAGGTCTAATTGGCTCGGTCGGTGTTGCAGGCATGACCGGTCCAAGAGGCCCGACTGGCGTTACAGGTGCTACTGGTGCTACCGGTTCAATCGGATTAGCAGGTCCGACAGGTCCGACAGGTTTCGGCGCAACTGGGCCAGCTGGTGGGCCAACAGGTCCTACCGGCATAGGTCCGACAGGACCAAAGGGCGCTACAGGCCCAGTAGGAGATCCGGGCTCACAAGGGCCGACAGGTCATACTGGACCGGCTGGAGTAACTGGTCCAAGCGGCGTTGGGCCAACAGGACCTGCAGGTACGGGTTCAACCGGACCTACGGGCCCAACAGGCGCATCAGTAACAGGACCAGCCGGCTCAGGTGCCACAGGTCCTGTTGGAGACCGCGGTCCTACTGGCATGGCTGGCCCACAGGGCTATCCTGGTGATATAGGTCCTACAGGCCCAACTGGCGCCTTCGGGCCTACTGGAGCTTCAGGTGGCCCAACGGGCCCAACGGGCGCGTCAGTGACAGGTCCTACGGGTGCAGCGAGTACTACAGTTGGTCCTACAGGCGCAACAGGTCCTAAGGGCGCAACAGGAGCAATCGGCTTACAAGGCGTAACGGGACCAACAGGCTTATCGATAATTGGTCCCACAGGCAACGCCGGCGCCGTTGGTGCCACCGGCGCAACAGGACCTTCAGTAACCGGTCCTACAGGCACGGTAGGCACTCAAGGCGCTACTGGTCCTACTGGAGCGCTTGGCGCAACAGGACCTTCAGTTACAGGTCCGACGGGCGCGGCCGGTGTAGTCGGCCCAACTGGCCCTTCAGTTACAGGTCCGACAGGTATCGCAGGCCCGACAGGGTTGATCGGTGCCACAGGTCCTACAGGTCCTTCAGTTACAGGTCCGACAGGCGCTGCAAGCACAGCGGTAGGTCCGACTGGTCCTACAGGCCCGATTGCTACGGGTCCTACTGGTCCGTCGATTACAGGTCCTATGGGTGCTACAGGGCCGATTAGTGCGTCTGAGCTAATTTTACAGCTTGCAGAACGTGACTTGTCAAAGACATTGGTAGCTGACTCGACAGTGCTCTATACAGTTGCGCCGCGCGCCTTTACACTAGCATCCGTAAAAGCTTTTGTGCTTAGTCAGAGCTTTGCAGGGCAGATCATCATCGACATTAAGCTTAACGGCGTGTCAATCTTTAATACTAGACTTTCTATTGATGTAAACGAACACTCAAGCTTATCAGCTATTGTACCTGCTGTGCTAGCTATTACAAGCATTCCTGCTGACGGTGTGCTTAGCGTTGACGTTGACTCAGCTGGTGTAGGTGCTCGAGGACTGATCGTTACGCTAGTCGGAGCATAAATAGCAACAAAGGTGAAGCTATGAGATTAAACTTTCGGCAAGGGATTACTCGTAGCCGCGCGGTTCTAGGTGTGCCGGATTTCCTGACATACAACAATGTGTTTAGCACAGTTGATGTTAACATTACAACGCCTTGGTTGATAGTTACCGCAGCGTTCAAAGACAAGAACTACCTGCTTGAGGAACGTGCAAATCAAGCTCAGTCTTGGGGGCCGTTCTTGTGGAATGCCACAATGTGGGGCACAGCTCCTACTGTCATCACCTATCAGCTGTTCTGGGATGTAAATCTTGCAACAGGTGCAGTCACAAAGGGCTACACACCTTGGACGCCTGTTTACGGCCCTACACCGCCAACTAATCAGCGCATTGATCAGCATTGGTTCAGCACGTTAGATAACATAATGTATGTGTGGGACTCTACGGCATGGCAGCAAAAGTGCCGTGTCTTCGCAGCTTCATTTGGCCCAAGCACGCAAGTTATCACGCCTCGGCCGTTCTACTCACAGGTAGGTATTAGCGGTGTCGATGTGCTTGCCGGTTACATCGCTTACGGCGAGGACTTGAAAGGCATTCGGCTTGATGATGGTACCTTCTTAACGTCGTCAACGGACCTAGTAGTTAACACCGGACGGTACAGCTCGCCAATTACATTAGAAGCAGCAAGCGCCGCGCTAGTAGCGGCCGAGCCAATCCCCGCGTTTACATGCGTGACAAACTTTGACCTCTCGGAGGCCAAGCTTGCTAACCCATTCAACATCGAATTCTACCCGATCGGTGTTACTACGAAGGAAGCAGCGTTAGGCGAATCGGTAGAGTATCTCTTCGAAGGTGTGATCTATAATGATCAGTGGAACTGGGACTTCTCGTTAGGTAAGGACATCTTCTGCGGAGTTAATGGCACTTTATATCAAGGCGATCCGGTGCTAGCTGATCAAGGCGCTCTTAAGATCGGTACGATTTTATCAGCGGTCTCTATTCAGGTTCATATTGATCGGTTTGGCTTAGGTGGTGGCGGCATGGGTCCGCTAGATCATGA